TTCAGTGCAGGTGCAAGGTTTATATTAATTAAGCGAACTGACTCCACTGGTGACTGGTATTACTGGGACTCAACTAGAGGTATTGTTGCCGGTAACGATCCTTACTTGTTACTTAACAACGGAGCGGTTGAAGTGACCAACACAGATTACATTGACCCATTGTCTTCTGGCTTCACAGTAACATCATCAGCACCTGCGGCTTTGAATGCTAGCGATGGCTCTTACATCTTCTTGGCAATTGCCTAACCGACAGGTTTCTCAACAGACTTTTAAAGGATCAATATTATGTCTGAATATCGTAATCGCACCACTGGTGCAGTAAACACACAAGGCGAGATTCGCCGCTCAATACCTAACACATCTCTGCCACGGGTATGGGGAGCTGACATTTGTGAATTCTTAGGAATTGACCCAGTGTTAGCGGCTCCGGCTCCAGCCCCGTCAGGTGAGTACAAGGTGGTCAGTCGTACTGGTGTTACTCAGGATGCCAATGGCAACTGGGTAGAGGCGTATGTCGAGCGGGATATGTTCGCTGACTATGTAGATGAAGATGGCGTTACAGTCACCAAGACAGAGCAAGAGCAAGCGTACACAGCCCGCAAGAATGAAGAAGCTGCAACGGCTGTTCGTGCAGAGCGGGATAAGCTAATCGCCTCATGCGACTGGATGGCTATCAAGGCTTTTGAGGGCGGCACAGCGGTGTCAACTGAGTGGGCTACATACCGACAAGCCTTGCGTGACGTAAGCGCACAGGCGGGTTTTCCTAACGACATCACATGGCCTGAGAAGCCTGAATAATCATGGCAGACGTAACCCATAATGAAATATATGAAAGGTTACTGGCAGTCGAGACTAAGGTGGATAAGCTAAATGAGGAGACAGAGAATGTGGTTAAAGCCTTCTCTGCCGCCGAAGGGGCTTTCACAGTTTTAGAATGGATTGCTAGGGCGGCTAAACCCTTACTTTGGATTGCTGGTGTTGTTACCGCTTTCTCGTTTATGATTGCAGAATATAGGAAATAACATGCTTGCTGAACTGGCGATAGCCAACGCTGCCTTTGGTGTGATTAAAGAAACCATAGCCAACGGTGGAGACATCATGGCAGCTGGTCAGCACATCTTTAAATTCTTTGATAACAAAAGTAAGTTAGTCCAGAAAGCTAGTCAGTCGGGATCAGACTCTGAGGCTTTCTTTGCCCTTGAACAGATTAAACAACATGAAGCAGCTTTACAAGAGCTGTTCATTTACCAAGGCAGACCGGGCTTGTGGGATGATTGGTTAAAGTTTCAAGCTGAGGCCAAGCGTAAACGTAATGCTGAGGCTAGAGAGATTGTTTTAGCCCAGATGAAACGTAAAGAGTTGATGTGGGCTTGGATTAATGGGTTCTTAATTATCGCTTCTGTTGTAACAGGGGCAGTCATTATAGCTGGTATAATCTGGCTTGTTGTAACGAAAGGTCAACTATGAATAGAAAATTACCAGAACGTAATGGGCGTTCAAAGCAGAATAAGAAGAAGAAGAAATGAAACACACAGTAGGTAAAGTAATACAACCCGATACGTTGACAGAGTTGTTCAAAGTTCCTGCTGGTTATAAAGCTGAGGTTAGTACGCTTTTTGTTAGTAACCGACAGGGTAACAATAAAACTGTTAGTATTTATTGGCAACACGCTCACGACATTACCCATAAGATTTACATTATAACTGGATATGTATTAAGTGCTAACAACTATGTACAATTTAGCGATAGTATGGTAATGCAAAGCGGAGATTCACTCCAAATTTTAACAGAAGCTGGTTCTTTAATGAATGCCATGGCTTCTTTTGATTTAAGAAAAGAACAAGCTGTTTTAGCTTTTGACGGAGAATAATATGGCTACTAGAGAAGAAATTATTGCAGAAGCTCAACGGTTAACCCCTGAAGGTGGTGACGTTAGAGAGACACTGCTTAACTACGCACGGCAAAACAACATTCCATTTGAGCAAGTTGATCAAGTACTAGAATTAGACCCCGGTGCAACAGCTGCTTATGCGGCACAAACTGACGCTACAAACCCTCTTACTCAGTTTGTTGCTAATAATGCGCCTACTGTTGAAGAGCAAAATCTAATTAATCAGCAGAGGTTTGGCGAAGTTGGTTTCCAAGATGTTGTTAATAACATGGGGTCAGCTAATACGGGAACTATGTTATCTCAACAAGGTACGCAGTTTACACCTGAACAGCTAAATGCATCTGCACTTTTCTTTCAAGATATGCAACGGCGCATAGCTGCTGGTGAAGACGTATCAGGATTAATAGATGCACGGAGACAAGAGCTAGGGTTAACACCAAACCAAGTAGCCAGTTTGTTCACGCAATCTATGGGAACTGACCCTAGTGTTGCTAATAACGCTGTAAATGATTACTTAGGGATACAGGGTAAAGCACCTATTAATTTTTATTCACAACAACCCCTAACACAAGCGTCTCCCGGTGTTGTTCCAACCTTACGTCCCCAGCCTGTCCAAGGTGTGGATACACCGGGTATGATGAGCACAGGTTTCCAGTCACCAGTACCCTCAGACATCTCTAGTTTGTTTAGTGCTGTTCAAGGTGTGCGTGATATTAACCAAGGGTACTTATCTGCTCCACGGACTGATTTGTCTCAACTGCGTTCAGACTTGGAAGCTCAGTATGCTGCTCAGGCACAGGCGGCACAACAACAAGCAGCAGCGCAACAAGCAGCGCAACAAGCTCAATATAACGCTGTAATGGGTGGAGGTGAATATGGTAATACATTTGACCCTCGGGTAACAGAGCCGGGCAAATACAATCAACAGATTAATGATGTCGCTACCGATGTAGTTTTAGGGGCAAAAGAACTCTTTTCACCATAAACCCTTGACAAAAAATAAAAAGTGTGGTATAATAACTACAAAAGGAATACATAATGACATATGTTGAAGCAGTAAATAGTGTTTTACGGCGACTGCGAGAGAGCACGGTTGACACAGTACAGGGTGAAGGTAACTCAAACAGTTATGCTCGTCTGATTGGTGACTTTGTTAACGAGGCTAAGAGTCAGGCTGAGGTAGCTTGGAAGTGGGGTGGTTTACGTCAGACACTTTCAGGTAACACAACAGCAGGGGCTTTTAACTACGAGATTCAAGGTAGTAGTAATAACTTTGAAGTGTTAGATGCTTGGGATGCTACCTCTAGGAATGAGCTACAGTACCAAACTTCTAGCTGGTTTAACAAGGCTTATATGCTAGAGAACCCACCTACAGGTTCTCCTCAGTATTACACCTTTAACGGCGTCAGTGATGATGGGGATACTTTAGTTGATGTCTACCCGATCCCTGATGGTGTGTATGTTACTCGTTTTAACGTGGTCTTGCGTAACCAAGTGTTAGTTAACGACTCAGATCGTATCTATATCCCTACACGACCTATTATCCTGTTAGCCACAGCGATGGCCTTAGAGGAGCGTGGTGAGGATGGTGGACAACAGAGTATCAATGCCTATAAGTCTGCTGAGATAGCCTTGGCTGACGAGATTGCTATGGACGCTAATCGTCACCCTGAAGAAGTGGTGTGGTATACAGTATGAAACAACTTGAAGCTCTTTCCATTGTAACACCCGGTTTCTTCGGTTTAAACACCCAAGAGAGTGGTGTTACCTTATCTCCCAACTTTGCGGAAGTAGCTGACAATGTTATTATTGATAAGTATGGGCGTTTAGGGGCACGTAAGGGGTGGACAATGCAAACCACCACAGGCTCTGCCCAACTAAGCGGAGAACCTATTAAGTTTATGTTAGAGCATGTTAATGCTGACGATAGCTTAGACACCCTCTCTGCTGGTAATAACAAGGTTTTTACTGGTGGTATTGGTGAGGTTCTGACAGATGTTACACCAGCAGCATACACAATTACAAGTAACAACTGGAGTGGTGCTAACTTAAACGACACTTCTATATTGGTGCAAGAAGGCCAAGAACCTCTTATCTACAGCTCAGTAGCAACTCCTGTAGTTAAAACAATAACAACATACACAGGCGTTACTCAAAACTTTGGTACAGCGTATCCTAATGGCGTTATAGCGGCTTGGGGTCGCTACTGGTCGTTTACTAAGAATGCTGTCTACTGGTCTACTGACATTGTAGATACTGCTTTCCCTGCCTTCAATGGAGGCTCTAGCGGCTCCTTAAACATTGCCTCAGTGCTTCCTGATAACACTGATGACATTATATCCATAGCGGCACATAATAACTTCTTAATCATCTTCTGTCGCCATCATATTGTCATCTACTCAGGTGCTGATAACCCAATATCTATTAACTTTGCTTTACAAGATATTATTGTTGGTGTCGGTTGTGTGGCTCACAAGAGTGTACAGAATACAGGTACTGACTTAATCTTTCTTTCTGACACTGGTATTCGTAGCTTAGGTCGCCTCCTCCAAGAGAAGAGCTTGCCTATGCGAGACTTAACAGTTAATGTCCGAGATGGTTTGTTAGATGATCTTAATACAGAGGCTTCTTTGGCGGGTAACCTAGACAATATATCTAGTGTTTACTCTGAGATCAATGCTTTCTACCTGCTCTCTTTTCCTGCTATTAAGACTGTTTATTGTTTAGACATGCGTAGTGCATTAGAGAACGGAGCGTCTCGTGTTACTATTTGGAACCAATACGAGGCTGATTCTTTCCTACGCTTACGCAACAGGGATGTGTTAATTGGTAAGGTTAACGGCATTGGGAAGTACATAGGTTACACAGATAACACGGCTTCCTATAGGGTTCGTTACTACTCTCACTACTTTGACTTTGGCTCCCCTACTACTAACAAGATTATAAAGAAGATTAGCGCTACTATCCTAGGGGGAGCTAACCAACAGTTTACTATTAAAGTAGCAACTAATTACTCTGGTGCTTATCGTTCATATCCTTTTGTGTTGCAAGCTGGAGAAATCTTTGAGTATAACGTAGACAAGTTTGTTACTTACTCAGAGTTTAAAGGTGTGGTCGCTAACTACGCTGCGCTACCCGGTGCTCCTAATACAGGGGACGCCTACATGACAACAGATGACAACAATGTTTATCAGTGGAGTGGCTCAGCGTGGACAGATGTAACAAGCACATGGGAAACTTCTTTTACTGTTGTAGATTATAGTGAGTTTTCAAAAGGCATTGTGTTAGAAAAGATTAGGAGTAGTGTGGGAGGTTACGGCTCTACTATTCAAATTGGCTTTGAATCTGATGTTAACAACGCAGAACTCTCAGTACAAAAAATAGATGTTTTCATTAAAGGCGGAAGGACAGAATAAATGGCTCAATATACTAAGGCTACAAACTTTGCTGCGAAGGATGCCCTCCTTCCTAGTGATCCAGATAAGATCATCAAGGGTACGGAATTTGACGATGAGTTTAACGCTATTCAAACAGCAGTTAACAGTAAGTCAAACGCAATTAGCCCTAACTTTACAGGGGTTCCACTAGCACCGACAGCTACAGTAGGTACACAGACAACACAAATAGCTACAACAGCTTTTGTTAATGCGTCCTTCCAAAACACCTCTGCGTATGCCGGGCTTGTTGCTCAGGTTATTTACCCAGTGGGTGCTTTGTATATTTCTACCTTAGGCACTAACCCAGCTACTTTGTTGGGCTTTGGTACATGGGTAGAGTTTGGTGTTGGTAAGGTTATTGTTGGTCAAGATGCTACAGATGCTTTGTTTAACACGCTAGAAGAAACTGGTGGTAGTAAGGACATTGCAACATCAACTCACACACACTCAGTGACAGCAGCAACAGGAACAGATTCATTAACAACAGGAACAGCCACTGTAGCTACTGGCGGGGTTAATACCAACGTACAGCCCTATGTGGTTGTTAAAATGTGGAAGAGGACAGTATAATGAGTTTACTTACAACCGTTGCCCCCGCTTTAGTAGGTGGTTTATTAACAAGTAGTGCCGCCGGAAAAGCATCAGACGCTCAAGCAGCATCAGACGCAGCTCGGTTAGCAGAAGAACAGCGAGTACGCCAGCTTCTACGTCAAGACACAGGCATCCAACGATCAGTAGCAGACCAAGCGTTTGCTGACTATGATGCTGGTCTAATCACTCTAGCTCAAGCTCAAGAACGAGCTGCCAATACTATTGGTAACGTACAGACAGAGATTGCTCAGAGTCAGTTAGCTGATACCGCTAAGATGTCTGAGATGGCTAACTTCCGTCCATACTCAATCAAAACAGCTACTGGTGGTACTTTCTTTGATAAGGGCACAGGAACCGCAGGGTTTAACCTGTCTCCTGAAATGCAAGCGTATCAGAAGAGCTTGTACGGTACAGCACAAGGGGCAGCAGCGGGTTTAACAGCTACTCCTGAAGCAGCCGCCAAAGCGTACATGACACAACAGCAGGGGTTGTTACAGCCTCAACGCACGGCAGAAGATTTAGCCCTACGTAACCAACAGCTCAGTCGAGGTCGTATTGGAATGGGTATTTCCTCTGAAGCCGCTGGTGCAGGTGTAGGCGGTTATGTTAACCAAGAGCAATTCCAAAGAGATCGTGCTCGTGCTCAGGCTGACGCTCAGATTGCCGCTAATGCTACACAAGCTGGTCAAACGCAACAAACTAACCAATTGGCATATACACAGGGGTTATTCAATGCGGGACAAGCTCCAGAACAATACGGTATGGGTCAACTTACACTAGGTGGTAACCTGGGTGCTCAACAAGCTCAAGCAGGTGGAGTGCAAGCTGGTATCTATGGTGCTGGTATGGGCAACGTCTACAGCAACTTAGGTGCAGCGGCTCAAACATACGGTCAAGGTGCTCTACGTACTCCTCAAGCAATGCTTACAGGTGGTCAAGAAGCGTATAACCGTCAACAGACAGGGTTAACAGGGTTGCAGGATAATCAATTGCAATATAAAGCTATGGACACGCCAAACCCACTTATTCCCGGCTCTGCTTATGCTGGTGCTGCTATGGGTAATCAGTTAATGAATATTGGTATGACTGGGTTGAACAATTACATAAATCCTAAGAAGAATCTAGACAATCTCACGATACAACGCAACCCCTATGAGTGATAAGGAGACATAATGGCTACAGATATTTACAGTATGTTAACAGGCGGGTACGACCCACGTGCTGAACAGATGAAACAGCAACAGCTTTTCCAACAACAGCTAGGCCAATCTACTACCCCACAGTCTTTTATTGCTACCGTGGGTAGTAACATGGGTAATATGTTAGGGCAAGGAATTCAGAAGATTGCTGGAGGAGACTCTAAAGAAAACAAAATTAAACAAATTCTTCAACAGGTAAGTAATATTGCTAATCCTGTTGGGCAAGCTCAAGAAGCTTATAAATTGTTTACTCAAGCAAATATGCCTAAAGAAGCCCAGATGATGCTGGAGCGTATAAAGGTTCTTCGTAAGGAGGATATAACCGAACAAAAAGATTTGGCTGCTATCGATGCTAATACAGCTTTAGCCGATCAACGGAGACAAGAAAAAAAATCAGGAACTGCTGATGAAAGGGCTAACACTACTCTTTCAAGCTTAGAGTTAAAACTTACCGAGGGCACACCTTTATCACCATCAGAAAAAATTAGAGCACGTGGTATTATTGAATCTTTGAAAAAGGATAAACAAATTAGAAGCACGTCTGGTGATATTATTAATATTAAAGGTTATAATGCCGCTGCTACTTATCCTTTACTATCAAAAGAAGTAGGATTGACAGCAAGCGGTGCTGGTGGTGTTGGTGGTGGCGTTGGAGACGTTACAGAGATTTCCACAAGCTCAGGTGAGGCTAGTCGTGCAGCTGCAACTTTTAGGTTTGAAAGTGCGATTGAAGGTACTAACACAGCCTTACAAAACATCCAAGCCATTCAAGATTTTAAAGGCGCTGGCACTGGTTGGGCAGCTTTGTTTTCTATTGTTCCTGACTCTGACGCAATGGCAGTTGCGGATTTAGTTTCTTCTTTGAAATCAGAGCAAGGTTTGGGTGAACTCGAAAAGCTTAAATCAATGTCTGCAACAGGAGCTTCTGGTTTGGGTGCTACTAATCAACAAGAAGTTGGTATGTTGCAAAACCGTATTCGCAATTTGAATCCTAAGAATAAAGAGCAGTTTGCCAAAGATTTGAACTTTATAAAAACTAAGTGGCAAGCGATTATCAAACGTTATGAAGAGCGTTTAAAACAAATTGCTCAAAATGCTCCTCCCGGATCATCGTTTAAGGAAAACCAACCGTCATCAAATACATCAACTGGTAGAAAATATACAAAAGAGCAATATCTAGTTTATTTACGTAAACAGTATCCAAATAAAACTGATGCGGAATTAGAAAATGCATTACGTGCACAAGGCAAGATTTAATAAGGGGCTAAAATGGCATCTCAAGAAGTAGAAGAGGGTTACAGAAAAGCCCTAGCTGAGTTAAAGGCTGTAGAAGATAAATACCGTGGTAAATCTTTAACAACCCAAGGCTTTAAAGAGCTGAAAAAGGCTAGGAATAAAGTAGGACTTTACACTAAAGAGGGTGCTTTTAGTCGTGGTGTTGCTCGGGCTGCGACAGATGTCATCACTGGTATTCCTGACTTGGCTGCTATGGGTATTAACTATGGTATCCGTAAAGCTTCAGATTCAGAACAACCATACCAACTACCTGTTTTAGGCGATGAGTTACGTAAAGCTATAGGTGTATCAGAAAAAGAACTAGACCCACGTAATCAGTTTGCCGCTGATGTACCGGGATATATAGCTGCTGCTGTTGGGGTTAAACAACTACTTCAGCTTGGTTGGAAAGGTTTGAAATCTCTGCGTAATAGCAGTAAGATGAAAAAACTGTTAGGTGAATTACCTACCAACGAAGCAAACGCTTTAAAAATGTACATGGTTAAAGGACAGGGTTCAGATAGCCCGTTAGTCCAATCAGCCATTGAGCGTATGCGTGGTAATGTTGAATATAAGGAATTGTTCTCAGCATTGGAAGAAGGTGCTTCTAAAGCAACTCAGAAAGTAGCGACAGTACGTCCTAGCAAACAACAAGCAGAAGAAGCTACCATAGGTGCTGCAAAGGCTGTTGAAAAAGCTGTTGAGTCTGTAAAGAAGGCTCGTGATAATGCTGGTGCTGTTAACTTTCAAATGGCTGAGCAGTTTGGTAGGAATCGTCCTATTGTCCCTACCGGAAACACAATGCAGCAGTTGGCTAAGATGCGTCAGCGTTTTAACACCAACACCCCAGAAGGAAACGCTGCTTTGCGGTACATTAATGAATTAGAGCGTTCTTTCGATGCACGTATTGCAGTAGAAGGCGGTGGTGAACTTGTGTTACCCGCTGTTAAGAGTAAGTTAACTGTTCAGCAAATCCAAAACAAGATGCGTGAGTTTGGTGCTCAGATTGGTGGTAGTGACGCTGCTGTCAATAGTTTGTCTGTTAACACAAAAGACCTGATTAACAAAGCTGTTTTCGCTGGTTTAAAAGGCGATCTAAACGCTGTCAAAACAGTTGGTAATACAGCGGATCAAAAGGCAATTGGTTATCTCATTAAAGCTCGTGATGACTATTCAAAAGGAACCCAAGCATATAATGATTTAATAGCTAAAGGAATCCCTAAGTTCCTACGTGATAAACCAATAAACGAAATCGAATTTCCTGATTTAGTTAATGCCTACGAAGGATTAACAGGAAGTCAGCGTAAGTTGTTTCGTACTTGGGTTGGAGAAAATAGGGCTGAGTCTTTACAAGCAATTGACAAAGCTGTATTTGATAACTTTAAAAATAAAGCTTTTAAGGAAGTAAGAGGCGGAAAACAAAGCTATGATCTAGGGGTGATGGCTCGTGAGTGGGAACGTTTACGTAAGACAGACCCAGAAAAAGCTGTAATGTTAACAGATGCTCTAGGAACAAACGCTAGTGAATTTTCTAAGCGTATGAAAGATGCCTTGGTGTTTACTCGGAAAATGGAAGTTGGTGCACAGAAAGCAGGTACTGCTGTTGTTCCCGGTCAACAACAAGCTGCGGCTTTAGCTGGTGCTGTTGGTGGTTACCCTGCCGCTAAGGTTACAGACTTAACCATCGAGGCTATTAACGCATCAATGAAAAAGAACGGCATTTCTGACGAGACGTTGATGAAATTGTTGCTGACTGATGAGGGCGCTAGTTTCCTAAAAACAGCAAGTTTAAGCCCACAAGGCAGAGAAACATTGGAAAAACTAACAAGCTTAAACAGAGCTACTATTCCAGAAACAGTTTCATGGTTAGCAGCGGGTCAACCAGCAGTTAACGAAATGAGAGGCGTAGAGCCTACACAAGAAACGGCAGTAGCGGAAGAAGAGATTATTATCCCTGATGAGCTACCTGCTGAGTTTATGCAAAGTGCTCCTGCGGAAGAAGAGATTATTATCCCTGATGAGCTACCTGCTGAATTCTCAGATCAACCTACAAGCGATCCTTTGGGTCAGTTCATACAGAACCTACCACAACAGGCTCAAGCGTCTCCAGCAATGGATGAGATAGATGCTTCTGTTATGCAAAGGTTACAACAGTTAAAGAAACAAAAAGACCCTGACCTAAACATTGACTTTGTATTTAATGCTTTTAAAACTGCACCCTCAGATAAGAAGCAAAACATGATACGGATGATGGGTCTGTAAACTAAAAAGCCCCTAAGCAGTGATGCCTAGGGGCTTTTTTTATAGCACTACATATTTCAACTTATCAACAGGAACCTTATAAAAATGTTCCCCAGAGGCTATGTATTTGTTACCACTCTCTTTA